AACCGCCCGCCCGGGCACACCCAGCCGGGGTCTCCGACCCGCCGCCGCCCGCCCGGGCTGTGCCCAGGGAGGGGGTGGTCAGATCCCTTAGTGTGCCTGGCGGCGACCGCGCCCCAGTCACGCGTAAATTTCCGACAAAAACCAGAGGGGGGTATCAGCCCCCGGAACCCAAAAATCAAAAATCCGCCCGAAGGCGGTGAAGGAGGAACCATGAATACCAACCTGAACATGCAGCGGATGCCGATAGACAAGCTGAAACCCGCGAAATACAACCCTAGGAAAGACCTGCAGCCAGGCGATCCCGCATATGAGAAGATCAAACGCAGCTTGCACGATTTTGGGTATGTCGATCCTATCGTTTGGAACGAGGTCACCGGCAACATCGTCGGAGGTCACCAGCGCTACAAGGTGCTCAAGGCTGAAGGCGCGACAGAAGTAGACTGCGTTGTAGTTCATATCGAGAAACCTGAAGATGAAAAGGCGCTCAACATCGCCCTGAACAAGGCAACCGGCGACTGGGAACCTGTAGCACTCGCTGACCTGTTGAAAGACCTGCAGGAATCCGGGTATGACCTTGGCGCGACAGGCTTTGACGCTGCCGAGGTGGATGACCTTTTCAGCAAGGTTCATGACAAGGAAACCCATGATGATGACTGCGACATCGATCCGGAAACGGTCACACCTTATGTACAACCGGGCGACATCTGGACGCTGGGCAGGCACCGGATGATGTGCGGCGACAGCACCGATCCGGAAACGGTTGATCTGCTCATGGACGGAGTGAAGGCAAATCTCTGCGTGACGGATCCGCCTTACAATGTCGCTTATGAATCTGCCGACGGAAAGAAGATCCAAAATGACAGCATGGCAGATGAACAGTTCTTCACGTTCCTGCTGGCTGCTTTCAAGAACATCGCCGCCCACATGGCAGAAGGCGGCAGCGCTTATGTATTCCATGCCGACACCGAGGGGCTGAACTTTCGCCGGGCTTTCAAAGAGTCCGGTTTTCATATTTCCGGGGTATGTATCTGGGTGAAGAACAGCCTGGTGCTTGGTCGCAGCCCATATCAATGGCAACATGAACCTGTGCTCTACGGTTGGCTTCCCAACGGAAAGCATAAGTGGTTCGCCGATCGAAAGCAGTCCACGATCTGGAACTTCGACAAGCCGAAGAAGAGTGCAGATCATCCGACAATGAAGCCGATCCCGCTGCTCTGCTATCCGATTAAGAACAGCAGCGCTCCGAACGCTGTGGTGATGGATCTGTTCGGCGGCAGCGGTTCCACGCTGATTGCCTGTGAGCAGACAGACCGGATCTGCAAAACGATGGAACTCGACCCGAAGTACGCTACTGTTATAGTGGAACGTTTCCATCTGGACTATCCGGATCAGGAGATCACAGTGCTCCGGGACGGAAAGACACTATCCTACAGTGAAGTGGCCACCAATGCCTAACATTTCCACAGAAACACACAAACCCAATGCTATAGCGTGGATTTCATGCCATAGCATTGGGCTTTCCCACGCTATAGCTCCACACACGTGTTCCAGAAACACACAATTTCCCCGTGAAGGAGGTGAAACCAGATGGCGACCAAAGGAAGAAAACCCCTGCCCACAGCGCTGAAGGTGCTGGAGGGCGACCGGGGAAAAGGCCGCAGGCCGATCAACAAAGACGAGCCTACGCCGCCACAGAACGACATCAAATGCCCTGACTGGCTGATGCCGGAAGCGAAAAAGGAATGGAAGCGTCTGGCTCCATCCCTGATTGCCATGGGGATCCTGACAGATCACGATATGGAAGCATTTGCCGGATACTGTCAGGCCTATGCCCGCTGGCGAGAGGCTGAAGAGTTCCTGTCTCAGCATGGGACGATTTTCAAAACGCCTAGCGGTTATGTACAGCAGGTTCCCCAGGTATCCATTGCCCAGCAAAACCTGAAGATCATGCAGTCTTTCTGCGCAGAGTTCGGTCTGACCCCAGCCAGCAGGGCGCGGCTGTATGCCCAGAATGGCGACAAGATCGATACGGATGACCCGATGGAGAATGTCCTGAGAGGAGGCTGGCAGGATGCAAAGTGAAGAGAAGGCCCGTAGGGTTATTCAGTTCATTGAGTGCCTGAAGCACACCAAAGGAGAATTCCATGGTCAGCCGTTCAAGCTACTACCCTGGCAGGAAAAGATCATCCGGGACGTCTTTGGGACTGTCCGCGATGATGATCCGACCATGCGGCAATACACAACTGCATACATCGAAATACCTAAAAAGCAAGGGAAATCAGAGCTCGGCGCTGCCATTGCCCTGAACATGCTCTGCAATGACGATGAATGGCGTGCGGAGGTTTACTCCTGCGCCAGCGATCGTCAGCAGGCTGCTATCGTTTTTGATGTTGCCGTGGATATGGTGAAACAGTCCCCAGCTCTGAGTAAGAGAATCAAGATCATTCCCTCTACAAAGCGGATGGTATACCAGCCAACAGGCAGCATCTATCAGGTGCTTTCCAGCGAGGTAGCGACGAAGCATGGCCTGAATGTCAGTGCCTGTATCTTTGACGAGTTGCACACCCAGCCGAACCGTGCCTTGTACGATGTTATGACACAGGGCAGCGGCGATGCCAGGAAGCAGCCGCTTTGGTTTTTCCTGACAACCGCCGGAACGGATCGGAACAGCATCTGCTGGGAAGTCCACCAGAAAGCCATCGACATCCTCGAAGGCCGGAAGGATGATCCCCGGTTCTACCCGGTGGTCTTTGGCCTGCCAGATGACGCAGACTGGACGGATGAAAAGAACTGGTACAAGGCAAATCCGTCTCTTGACCAGACGATTACCATCGACAAGGTCAGAGACGCATTCCGCAAAGCACAGGAAACCCCTGCCGACGAGAACATGTTCCGGCAGCTTCGTCTGAACCAGTGGGTGAAGCAGTCCGTCCGCTGGATGCCTATGGATAAATGGGATGAGTGCAGCGGCGTTGTCAACGAATATGAACTGGAAGGCCGTCCCTGTTATGCCGGGCTCGACCTTTCATCCACCTCTGACCTGACCGCCATGGTACTGGTGTTTCCTCCCTGGGATGAAGAAGAACAGTACATCATTGTTCCGCATTTCTGGCTCCCGGAAGAAACACTGCAACTGCGAGTCCGCCGGGATCATGTCATGTACGACAAATGGGAACGGCAGGGTTTCATTCATACCACGGAAGGCAATGTCGTTCACTATGCCGCGATCGAACAGTTCATCCTCCAGCTGGGAGAACGGTTCAACATCCGGGAGATCGCCTACGACCGGTGGAATGCCACCATGATGGTGCAGACCCTTGAGGATGATGGTTTCACGATGGTTCCCTTCGGACAGGGGTATCGGGATATGAGTCCACCGACGAAGGAATTGATGCGCCTGGTACTGGAACGGAAGCTGAACCATGGTAGGCATCCGGTTCTGCGGTGGAACATGGACAATGCCTATGTTCGCACGGATCCTGCCGGAAACTTAAAGATCGACAAGGAGAAATCCACAGAAAAAGTGGACGGCGCTGTGGCACTGGTCATGGCGCTGGATCGGGCGCTGAAAAACGCCAACAGCGGGGCTTCGGTTTACGATGACCGGGGCTTTTTGATTATCTGAACGGAGGTGCCGAAATGCCCCAAAAGCCGAAAAGGCCCTGCCGCTACCCGGGATGTCCCGGGTTCTGCGAACAGGGCCAGGTGTTCTGTAAGGATCACCGAATGTACAGTGATGACCGTCTGCGCGGCGGTGCCTCCGCCCGAGGGTATGATACCCGCTGGCGTGAGGCCCGGGCGATCTTCTTGAAACAGCATCCCCTCTGCGCTTTCTGTCAGGCGGAGGGAAAAATTGTCCCGGCAACGGTTGTGGATCATATCATTCCGCACCGGGGAGATCAGCGGCTGTTCTGGGATCAGACCAACTGGGAATCTCTATGCAAGGAATGCCACGATAAGAAAACCGGAAGCGGGCTGTGACGCCTTCTTCCGGTTTTCTTCTTGTAAAACTATCTCCGAGTTAACTGCCGTAAGCCATATCGAAATCTTCTCCATTATTGAGCTTTTCAATCAGTTCCAGTAAACCCTGCTGCCCGTGTGCTGCCATCCATCTGTCAAGCTCATGCTTCGCGTTCAGATAG